TCAACCCCAAAACTGCCCATGCAACAGCTTCAGCTTGGAGGCCAGCGTCTCCGAGTCGTTCTGCATGTGCAGGACGGGTGTGGTTCCGATGCTCACATGCTCATACCAGATGTGAAACGCTTTGGCCTTGGGGATCATGCGGGCGGCGTCTCGGATCGCGCCAGCAATGCAACTCGATGTGAAGCTCAGGGCTTCTGAGTGTTCATTCATGACCCGGGCCAGATACTGACCGGGCGCGCTTTTTTTCAATGTGCAGGCTCTGGATCATTTTTTCGCTTCGGGGACGAATTGAATGGTGCCTATTTTCTCCGCCGCCATGTCGCTGGGTGTAGGCCGAATCCAATGGTTCCAGAGCCCTTTCATCCAGGCCAGGGCGTAGAGCACACTCACTACGAATATGCCCCACTGCTCAGCATTCCATGAGGCGTAGAACCAGAATGGTTGCCCAAGCATGCCAAAGATGCATGCCCACCGCCTGAAAGCCTCCGAGCGCGCCTGAGACAGCCAGGCAGCAGCAGCCCCAAGCACGGCAATTGCGATCTGATCAATCTGCATGGGCCACCCTTAAATACTGTTCAAAAATACAGTATAACGAACATGCAATGGGTTCTCCATACAAGAAAAAACCTCTCCAGTGCCGTAGTGGCGCCGGGGAGGCTCTTAGTTTGGGCTAGATGGCCTATCTAAGCCCTATAGAAGTCGGCTATTTCAGCCTATTCTTCACGATTTGAAGTGCTCAGTATCGGCCACCACCATGACCGCCTGCGCCATAGCCAACATCACTACGGCCACTTGCGCGGAAACCGTTATCGCCATATCCACCAGAGTTTCTGGACTCTTCACGGGGGCGAGCAAGGTTGACAATAATTTGTCGTCCGTCAACGGACATGCCATTCAGGCCTTTAATCGCGGCCTGTGCAACATCAGCTGATGCCATCTCTACAAAGCCGAAGCCTTTGGAGCGACCAGTATCACGATCCATCATCACCTTGGCAGATGACACTTCACCGAATTCAGCAAAGTTGTCCTTCAGGCTGGAATCGGTTACGGAGTAGGGCAAGTTGCCCACATAAATTTTGTTGCTCATGGTGGAGCCTTTCTTGATTAGTGTGCGCTAAGAAGTGACGCACTGGCCGAATACAGACGCGAAAATTAGCGCTGGATTGCGATGGGATTGGATCTGTGGTCACCAGATCATCAACATGCAGGCGGGTTAGGCATGCTCGACTGAAGCCAGCCCTGGGTGACTGCAAACATTCGAGCGGCTTCGCGAGAGGCGAAGGTTTTGTCAAAGCGGAACACGCGGCAGTAGTTTCCATTGCCTTGTGAACGCTGAACCGAAAAAGAGGCGCTGAAACGGCCACTGACGGTTTGATGAGTCGCGGGCGAAACGACGTACTTGCCCATGGGAATAGAAGACTTAAAAATGAAGATCAATCAGAAGCACAAGCCTCGTCGGCCTGGAGGGCTTAAAAGTACTCTGTTGACTGCAGCCCTACAAGTCAACATGGCGAATTTCGCAGAGGACGCTTTGGGGTGGCGTTGAGCCACCAAGAAGCGAACAAATAGGCACTGCACATTGAGTACACGCTTCTTTGTGTAGCCCACTATACATCAATTGCCATAAAGTCCGCTATCTTTATTATTTTCAACAATGAAACAACACTACCCGTTGCGCCTTGGCAATCTGAACCAGAGAAGAGTCTCTACACGTAAGTCTTTGTGTAATCAGGATTTAGGGGATTAAAGAGAGTACTGTGGGTCTAGGCAATCCATCTCGATGCGCCGCAATAGACCGGAGGTCTACATGTTCAACTTCTCAGCCTATCCTTCAGCTTCCTTCTGGGCCAAAACCAAGCGAATGCTCCACATGTCAGGTATCCCATCCCCGCAAGAGCAAGGGAAAAAGCCACCTACTGACAAGGAGAAACAGGATCAGGAGCAAGGCCAGCAAGCCTCTCCTTCCTTGGCATACAAGCTTGCTTAAAAGCGCTCCAACACACTCCATATTCCGCCTTCCGGGCGGTTTTTTATTGTCCTCTACACGCCCGATCGCCCGCATCACCGTTCAACCCGCGCTCGATGCTCACCTGGTCGCACAGCGCTGCTACTTCGGCGTCTCTCTGTTTAAGAGCGCCTCCGAGTTCCGCGACCACTCCGACGCCCTCTGCAAGCTGGCGATCGAGGGCAGAGGCCTTATCTGCAAGATCGCGGCGGGCAGTGGCGTCGGCTTCGGCTTGCGCGCGATAAGTGGCGGCTCGGCTGTCGGCGCTGAGCTGCAGCCGGTGAGCGCGCTCAAGCTCAGAGCGCACATCAACAGCAATGCCAGTTTTGAGGGTGGCCAGCTTGTCAGCATTGTAGATCGTGCTTTGTGCATGTTTACTCTCCAGTTGAGCGGTTTGGGTTTCGTCGGTGCGGGCGGCCTCGGCGCGACTGGCACGCCCGTTCGCCTCCTTTGTTTCCACCTGGGACACCTGCGCACCAAGGCGCCAAGATTGAACATTCCAGGCAGCGATAGAACCAAGGGTGAGCCCAAGCAATCCGACGGCCACATAGGTGTAAAGGCGAATTGGCTTGACGATCATGGCTTGGCCTCCGCAGTGATGAGCCCCGCACTGAAGTGCCCGTCCCGCCCCCATTCGGAACACAACTCGGCCGTCGTGCCGCGGCGATCAACAAGACCACGCAACCTCACCTTTTGCCCATTGACCGTCCCCAGAACATACTCAGTCATCTTTTGACATGCGAGGCCCAGCGCGCCGGAGTTGGCAAGCGCTGGAATGCTACCTGCGTTCACCGTGCGCGCACCCATATTGAAATAGGCGTCGATGAAACTGGCCTGGATGTAGGGGTTGTAAGTCGCCCAATGCTTGAGCGCAGCCTTGGCCTCCCGCTCCGATTTCTGGTAGCGCGGCAACTCCAGACGCTTGCAATCTTCTGGCGTGTAGTACCTGCCAGCCACAACTTCTTTGCCCGTGATTCCATTGCAGACTGTTAGCGGGCGCCCCTTTCCGGCATTGTCAATGTAGGGCGTTCCAATATGGCGGCTGCTACTTTCATAGTAAGAGCCCACCTCCATGGCCAGTAGCACGGCAGGCGATGGCTTTTCTGCTTCTGTGTATGCCGCTACACCGGCAGCTCCGGCAGCAATAGCAACCGCGGTTTCGATCAATCGGCGCTTGAGAACTTCCGGCATGCTCATGATCTACCTCCTTTGATTGCCGCCCAAAATGAAAGCAGAGCGGTGGCCAGCACAACGATGTAACCCAACGGCTTGGCCAACCGGCCCAGCCAATTGAGGACCTTGAATGCGCCACGCATGGCATTCAGGAACTCAACCAGCATGGCCACATCACGCGCCATGCTCTCTGTGGCCTTTGTGTTTTTGTCCAAGCCTTCCTCAAGGCGCCCCATGCGTGAATCACCCGCGTCAAGACGCTTGACAATCTCCGACTGGCTGGGCAACAAATCTCCATAGTCATCTTGCATAGTCACCCTTCTAGATTTCGATCAGTTCCATAGGCAGATCGGGCGCAGGCCCCTCTACAACACCATCACGGATAAACACTCGCTGCCCAACTTCAGCAACGCCGATTACCTTGATCTCGCCCCCGCCCAGCAAGGCAACAGTGACAACATCACCCACGGAGATCACATCTCCAACCTGGCGAGGCTTTCCGCCAACCAGCCTTTTCAACTCGGTATAAAGGTTTCTCATGCGAACTCCGGGACTTCCAAGGTGATGGATTGGCGCAGCTTTGCGTCCCCTTGCCAGTCAACACTGGTGCTGCGAACAAGGCCCAAATGAGCACCAGAGGGCAGGACATAGCGCACAAAGGAGCCAGGCTTGATAACACCGGTTTGCGGCAATATCTGCAGGCTCAGCCGAATCTGCTGCTGGCGGCCAGAAGGCGCCAGTTCCGCTATTCCGCGCTGACGTGCAGCATCTGCATGTGTAATCAACGGATGCGTCACCATTGGAGCCACCAGATCACCAGCGGTGCCCATGCGGGTGACCTGACCCAGCACGCCCACCCCCTCACCGCTTACGAAGATGCGGTTGTATTCAGCGTTCTGCAGCCACTCAATACCCTCGACAGACACAGCATTGGACGGCAAGCTGTAGTCCGGCGTGACCACCCCCCACCTCCATGGCGCAGATGGATAGCGAGGCAGAATTCGCAAGGTTGTATCCGTGTTGTGCGGCTGTAGATAGCCCCCCACAGAGGATGCAATGTCGGTCAGCGCCTGGATGTAGCTGCCCTGCATCGACCAAGCACCTGCGGGGACAAGCCAGTCATTCAGCTGCCAGTCAATACCCCAGCCGTTGGGCACACCATTGATCGTGAGCACCTGCTCAGCGAGCTGCCGTGCGGTCATCTCAGAGTCAACGGAATAGTTCAGCGCGGGAGAAAATGGCGAATCCAGCACAGCGGATCGGCCGCGTCCGGAGACATTGATTCGGGTGCTTGCGAATGTTCGTTCCCGAGAAAATCCATCGATCAGCAGACGATATGGGACGCTATTGATTGCCACCACCACTTCAACCGGCTGGCCATCTTCTGGCTGTATCTGGGCCAATGCCGAGCTGTGCAGGCTGGCCTGCCAGCTCCAGGTCCAGCTTCCCACGTCAAGACTCATTCCAAAGCTGTATGCAGGAATGACTGCGTTGTCACGCACACGGCGCATGTAAATGCTATTGAGCACGATGTATACCTTCTGAACAGGGACAACGATGGTTTCGCCGCCAGGCTCCTGCCTGTCACAGCAATGGAAATACAGCCGGGCAGGCAGCGTGCCGGTCGCAGGTAGCTCGAAGCACAGCAGCGCTGGCAGATCCGGGTGGCAAGGCTTTGGCCCCTCTGGCTTGAATGGAGGCCGCACGCCCAGCCCTGGGTATGTTGCTTGCTGCGTGCGCTCGGCATGGTGCAGGAGCAACTGCACTGCAGAGCCACCAGCGTGACGGGCCAGCACCCGCAGACGGTCTGCCTGCTGAATGCGCTCACCCGCAACCGTGCGCAGCTGACCGGCATCCTCAAACGCCTCTTCAGCGAGCTGAGCGAGCCTGTCTGCCGCCTGGGTGCGGGAGGCCAGCGAGATCACCAGTTGGCCCGCGTCAGAGAACGCCTCCGACATTGCAGCTGCTAGGCGCAATGCCTGCTGTTGCCGCTGCGCCATGGCGGTGGTCAACTGCCTGCTGTCTTGCCACCTGCCGGTCATGAGACCTGACAGGCGCAGCGCCTGCTGCTGGTGCTGCTGCACATGCACCTGGGCCCGCTCGCTATCTTGCCAGCGGTCCGAGGACTGCAGCGCTGCCTTGGCAGCTGCCTGCACATGCTGCTTGGTCTGCCCTACTAGGGGGCGCTCGACATTCACGTCATAGCGGCCCGACATATACCCGCGCAGCCCGGAAATACGCCCACCACCGCCCAGCCGGACACCCACGCGGCCACGAACGAAGCCGCGCAGGCCCGACAGCCTGGCGCTGCTGTGGAGGGTGACGTTGTCGCCACCCTCGCCCGAGTCACCAAACACCAGACGCGCGGGCAGGCCATCGTCCGTGTGGCGCCTAAAGACAAGGCGTGCAGGCAGAGCGGGAAGATCGGACATATCAGGTCAGAATCAATGTGCCGAACACGACGAGGCCGCCCGCCTGCAGCAGCGGTGTGGTCTCGCCATCGGGCGTCGTACCGCCCGACAGACGAAACGCGCCGTCGCCCAGCGTATTGCTCACCGTGCCTGCGGCCACCAGCTTGCCGTCAGAGCGCACCCACCTCGCCCAGCGGGCAAAGCCGTTGGTCAGGATCATGGTGCCGCCCGCGCTGGCTGGCTGCAGGGTGAATGACTCGCCAGCGACCGAGCCGCAGGGCTTGGCAAGCGCGATATCGGCCAGGGCGCTGCCCGCCGGAACATCACGCGGCTGCGCAGGCAATGCGCTGTAGAGCACGATATGGCTCGCACCGCTGGCAGCATCGGCAAATGCAAGGCTTGCCAGCAGCTGGGCGTTTATATGCTCGGGACCCAGATACAACTCGCTCATGGAGCACCCCCTGGCAGCTTGGGAAAGTGCTCAGCGCCGCAGGGGTGCATCAGCCCTGCAGGGTCCTGCGCCACGGCAATGAACTTCGTTGCGAGATCCAGGCCCGTGAACTCGCCGGTGCCGCTTGCCGTGGACCAGGCCTCACGCACCACCAGCTTGTCACGGGCGCGCAGCAAGGTTACGCGCGCCTTTTGAGAATCGGGCAAGCCCTCCACCGTGAAGGGGTAGACCCCAGGCCCACCAAACTCCAGATCGCGGCCCAGCAGGCCGCTGGCTTCGGAGATGGTGGCGTCAGCCTGGGGCGCAGAAGAGCCGCACAGGCCCGCAGCCAGGCGCGTGCCCCCTGCGCCATCAGTGGGGTAGCGGTAGCCTGCAAAGCCCACCGATGCCACCGCGACACCCCCGTTGCAAACAGCGTCATAGCTGGGGTGGTTCGTGCCAATGGCCGAGCCCTCCCGCAGCAGCCCGATGGCAGGCGCGGCTGGCGGCGTGAATGCAGCGGTGCGGATGGGCACGGTGCGGACCTTCATATCCACGATGGCCGCTGACAGGAAACTGGCGTTCCCGTCCCAGCCGTTGCGGCCCAGCAAAAGGCCATTGGCTTCAAAGTTCCACGCAGCGTTACTGGTGCCCGACCCCTTGAGCGCGCCGTTTTGCCAGATGCGGACAAGCGAGCCTACTTTGTTGACTACGATGTGTTCCAGCTTCCCCTGGGGCATGACATCCGAAAGGCACAACGGATTGCCTGCTGCTTCATAAACGTTGCTACCGGTGATCGCGCTGAAACCACCGACTGCAAGTTTTCTGCGAACGTCAGTCTGGGGTACACCATCGCCGAACACCATGATGTAAAACGAACTGGACACAAAGCTGGACGTGGCGTTACCCACGACCGTTCCATAGTTGGATGTGAAATCGAGCATGCGCAGCCAGAACTCGATCTCCCAGTTGCCCGTCCCAAAGTTGAAGCTGGGGACTGCCATTTCAGCGTGCCCAAGGCCCGGTCAGATCCAGCGCAACGACGCCCGGCGCGACAGCACCCGTAGGCGGTGCCACGCGCAGCAAGAGGAGCTTGCGGCCTGCCAGGTCATCGGTGCCGTCAATCGTGATACCTACACCAACATCTTGGCCGACCGAGTTTCGGATGTGGTACAGGCCCGGCAGCGTGCCCCGCAGGCCCAGGCTCCACAGTTCAGGCTTTGTGAGCAGCAGCCCGTTGTTGGGCTGGTTGGGGTACGCTGCGCCCGAGTAGCCCGAGCCCCCGGAATAGACTGCCGAAGCCGTGCCGTTGTGCGCCGCGCCCATGCGATTGGCGGCAACTGATCCGCCTGTGGCCGAATGCGCGCGGGCGATGTAGGCGCCAGAGCGGGCATCCCGGTTGGAGAAGCCGCAGCAGCCGTCCGGCGTAGTGGTCAGGTTGGTCTGATCGCTTTGATTGCCTGCAACCATGGCCGCCCAGGCATCGCCACTTTTAACGCTGGCGAAGTCGCCGCCAAACACCAGCGTGTAACGGCCAGTGCTCAGCGGATCTGCGGCAAAGTAAAAGCCCCGGTCATCGGCGATCAGAACCCAGGGCCGCGCCGTGGCATTGGCAGCACCGCTCTTGGGCCAGTACAGACCACCCGACACTTGGCTGTCGAGTGGTGTCGGCCCCGTGCCGGTGCTGGCATCGCTCATCGTCTCGTACAAGCGGATACGGGCATTGAGCGCACCAGCGTCATCGACACGCAGAAACAGGCCCGTGGCTTCCACTGCGCTGGATTTGAATACCGACACACTCCCTGTCGTGTAGACCTCCGTCCAGCCCGCAGGGGCGATATCGGTGGAGATGCTGCCAGAGACAACACCATCCGGCGTGCCAGGCACTGCGAATGTGACAGCACTGGCGGTCACAGAGAGCACCAGGCGCTCGCCGTTGACCGTGGATGCGCCTGCGCCCGTCACACGCAGCACCTTGCCCACCTCATAGGCATGGGCGGTGGCATAGACTGCGGTCGCAATGCCAGCACTCACGGTGAGCGACTGCACCGCCTTGGAGCCATAGCCGGTCACCAGGCAGGCACGAATGAGCTGCTGCAGCGACTGCGCAACGCCCGTGAGCACTGGCGCTGCCGCACTCACCGAGGAATAGTTTTTAACGGGGAAAGCCATGGAATACCTTTCTGTGTGCTCTGTGGTCAGGCTGGCAGGCGGTCAACATCGACCCGGCCCACGAGCTGGAACTGGTGATCAATCACCTCGGGAGAGCCCGCCTGCACCACCATGGCTGCGGCCAGGCTGTAGAGGCTGCTGACGGTGTTGAAGCGGATGACATTGCCAGCGCCCCAATTGAGGCCAAATCCCGCCTTAGGCAGCGTCCAGTACGGAACTCCGGCAAACGGGTTGAGCGGCGCGCAATTGGTGTTGATATCGCCTGTGGCGATCACCCCCAGGTGCTCTCCCATCACATAGAACTGGGTAGTGCTGGTAAAGACCAGCGCCCAGCGCTCCGTGATGCCGCCCGCGTTGGTCATGGCGAGTTTGTTGTTCAGGAAGTCGTAGCTGGCGGTGGGCTTGTTGCCAATGGGCGAATCTGCCCACACGTTGGTCCAGCTGGCCTGCGTGAAGTTGGCCGAGACGTTGGCCTCCAGGTCGCCAGCGACCAACGCGCTGGAGAGCACGCTGCCCATCGGGAAGTCGTGTGCGATATCGGAGTCCAGGGTGATGACACCATTGATCTGCACATCGGGCAGTCGGAACAGCTGCTCAATCGCGTGGCGCACTGTCACTGGCTGCGCCCAGCCGGTTGTGTCCTGGATCGAGATGGCCCCCATGTTGAGGTCTGCCACATAGCCGGTGTGTATCAGCTCGCCATGGGCGTCAATCAGATGCACCCGCGAGAGGCGTTCCCGCCCGACATCGATCAGGTTGCCAGCCGTGAGCACCGCCGGGGCCATGTCGGTGGTGTGGCTAAGCGCCGCATAGTAGCCACGGCGGAAGATCGGCACGCGCCCATCGGGCGGCAAGGTGGTGGCCTGCAGGCCCACGATGCTGGAATCAATGGGCAGGTAGACGTAGGTGACGCTATTGATGCGGATGGACTGAGGGTCCACTGGCCAGGGGCGCCAGATCTTGCCCGGCTGCACCGCGCCCACGTCGGCTGCGCTGTACCACCACTCGGCCTTATCGGCGGCCGTGAGGGCACTATCGAGCACCCAATCGCCCAGCAGTACCTGCCCGCAGCCGCTCTGGTAATCAAAGGTGCCCCAGGCATGGTCGCCCGTGAGCTTGCCTTGGCTGTCGCCCTGCACGGAAATGTTGCCACCATGCACGTCGACGAGGTTGATGATCACCGAGGTGGGCTTGACGGGCGCAGCCTGCGTGCGGAAGAAAATGGAAGCGGTCTTCCATTTGCCCTTGCGGGTGTAGAGGCTCACGATGTTCACGGTCTGCGGGTTGGGCCCCACGACATAGTCATACATCATTGCCTTGCCGCCCTCGTAGTCCATATTGCCGGAGGGAACCCCCACATCGGTGTCCGTGCGGTTGCGGTAGATGACGCCTTCGAAGTCGTCATAGGTCTGCCCCATCCAGACAAAGCGCACCGAGCCTGGCACGACCGTGTCGCTGGTCAGCGGACACAGGTCGAGCACGATGGCGTCGGGCTGGTAGGTGAACGACTTGTTCTGCGGTGCAGCGGGCGCCACACGATAGGTCGCCACGACGCTGGATGCTGCCAGCACTTCTTCGCCAACGCTGGCCGTGCTGTAGGAGCCACCCTTGAGGCCATTGCTGGAGCTGTTGCCCGAGCCGTCCCCCACCGCCACATCAAAATTCTTGGCGTCTTCATAGTCCTGCTGGTAGGCCTCGGTCGTGCGGTCAAAGCGCACTGCCTTGAAATTGGCTGACTTGCTGGCATAGCTCACGGTGCCCATGCCGCCGATGAAATTGCCTGCGCCATCGTCTGTCAGGTCATGGATGACCAGCAGCTTGTTGTCCGAGGTCTGCGCCACCTGCGTGGTGTAGGTGCTGGAATTGCCCGCCGTCTTGGTGACAGTAAACGGGCGTTGTTCGTATTTGATTGCCATAGATCAGCCCTTTATCAGCCCTTTGTGTCCGTGCGTACTGCGTCGTAGGGGTTCACCTTGGGATAGGTGATGGTTGCGCCCGTGCTAGCTGTCGCCTGCTCAGCTGGGGCGTAGTACTCCGGCACCGAGCGGATGGTGTAGGTGACATCAACATCCTTGATCGCATTGGTAGTGGTCTGGTTGGCACCCGAGGTGCCAGAGACGCTGCGCGCGGTCACCCAACGCAGCTGCAGGCTGCGCGCCGCTGGCTGCTGAGCGAGGTTGACGGTCACAAAACCACCGGCATCCACTGCCGAGGGCGTGAGCAGCTCGGTGATCACGTTGTCCACCTGGTACTCCATTGCGAACTCAGCCCCCGGATCTGGCATCTTGAGCGGGCGCAGGAGCATGGTGCTGCTGGGCGCATCAAAGACGCCCGTAGCATCGCCACTAACGTCGCCAGTTGCGCTGACGGTCGCCAGTGCCGTGGTCGAGCCGCTGGGCCACAGGATGGTCATGGTCTCGGGCATCACACCCTGGTCGGGCAGCACAAAGCAGTATTCGGGCGGCGCCAGATTGATCGATCCGCCCGAGCGGTTGGTGAAACCGATGTTGTCCGCCCACTGGATAAGGATGAAACTCCCAACGTCGGGCACCGCCGCAAAATCCATGGCGAGGCTTCCGGTCTGCACGTTGTAGCGGCCCACGCCCGCGCCATCGCTGGTGAGGTTGCCGTCGCCCTGGTCGCGCAGCTCATACCAATTGCCGCCAGCGCGGTAGGACACGGTGACTGAGCCGCGCGCGGGCACGGGACGCATCTGCCGTACAAAGCTGTAGCCCTGGTTGGCAGCCGTCACCAGAATGCGGTCCGTGTGGGCGGCCGTACCGATTTCTACGAGGCGCGGAGTGGTTGCCAGGGTGAGCGTGCGGGCCGCTGCGGGGCGCTGGTCGATGGACGAGCGCTCCGAGCGGGTGTTAGGCACGATCTGCCCAAAGATGGAGTCCACCCGCACGGTGCGGTCGCCCAATTGTGCGGGAGTCGTGAGGTAGGACGCGCCATAGAAGTCGGCAGAGTCTGCAACAGAGGCAGAACGCACGCGCGTCTTGCTGGTGTCGCGCCCAAATGAACGGCTGGGCGGGCTACCCGGCCAGAAGTCTTGCAGCGGGTCAGCGAGGTCACACTTGGACTTGAGCGCGTCGTAGTCCTCAAAGCCGCCATTGATAGAGACCGTGCCCTTGATAGGCTCGGTTGCCACGCGAGTGATGCGGATGGGCTCGACACGCTCGGTCGGCTTGCCCTCGTCAATCGTCAGGAACAGCGTGTCATTGACGCCAGGCGGCTGGGTGCCTGGGCGGTGGAACAGGTCGATGGAGCGCGAGCCCTTCACATGGTCTTCAAGCAGATAGGGGCCGATCTCGACAGAGCGGACCAGGTAGCCCTCGATGGCCTTGGCAATCTGGGCGCGCGTAGCAAAGGTGCTGCACTTTACCAGGACCACCGACACATTGGGGTCCGTGGGCGGCTTGGAGATGAACAGGTGCACGCCCAAGGCCGGGTCTGCATTGGGGCTTTGGATGCCCAGGAAGATCTGCCGAATCTGCACCCGCCCGCCAGCGCGATCGATAGCAGAGAGGTCGCGGAAAATGTTGTTGTTGCCGCCAAACGGGATCAACTCACTGCCGGGGCCACCGCCTCCGTTGTCGGTATCGTCCATCTTGATGGACTTGCGCAGAACGATGTCTGATTCGAGGATGGTCATACGGTTATCAATTTGAAGGTTGCGACATAGTCCCAATCGAACGGGGGCAACGCGGGGCGGCCAATCCGACGGGCTGTAATGGCGTCATCACTGGCGTCAAACTGCACATCGAACTCACGGCCATCGGCGAGAATGAGTCGATGGGTGGCCACAGGGTCACTGGCCAGGACGCAGATCTGATTGAGAACACCAAGAGAGATCCAGCCCGCGTCGTCATCTGCCTGGAGGGTGATGGGGCGCCCTGCTTGCTTGACACTCACATCCAGCAGCAAAGCACCTTCAACGCTGTATTCCTTGCTTTTTTGCACTGGAAGCCAGTCGTGCTCATCAATCCAGATCATTCCGCGCGGAACCACAATTCCGCCAAGGCTGTGATGCTCATTACTCATTGCGCCACCTTTGCAGCAAAATCCAATTTCTTGAGCAGTCGCTGCAGATCGGAGTCAGTACCGTTGACGGTCTCGACACCGAATTTCTCCTGCTGGCCGTTATAGATAAGCGTGATGTTGTTGATCACTGAGGAACTGGTGCGCGAAGGAGAGGCAGCCGTAGCAGCTGTAGGCGCAGGTGTGGGCACTGCGGAAACCAGTTCCTTTGACTTGTTGGCTTCCGCCTGGGCCAGATCTTTGCCCTTGCCATTGAGAAAATAGTCCTGAATCAGGTTTCCGATGGCCGCATCAAGCGTGTTACCACGCCACTTCTTCTGACCTGCGTTGTTGTAAAAGGTGACATTCCCCATAGCATCAACGAAGTCGCCAGCGCCCTTGCGGGCAGACTCTTCATCGAGGCCATTGCTTTTGAGATCGTTATATATGGATAGCCATGTTTTACCGCCAGCACTGCGCGTGTCATGGCCCATGTTGTCGGTGCGTTGCGTAGCGAGCTTCTGCCGCTCAGCAGCCCGCTCCGCCTTCTCACCTGCTGCCTCCGCCTCATCACCCATTTGCTGGTAGCCAGCTGCTGCCTCTCGCGCTGCATCCCCTACAGCACGTGTTGACCGCTCAGCACCATCCATCTCCTGCCCACCCGTTGATCCAGCAACTTTTGCCGCATCACGTAATTTGTAGATGGAGCCTTCCGTTTTAAGAGCAGAGTCTTCCACCCCCTTATTCGCGGCAATTGCCTTTTTAGAATAGGCTTCCCAGGCGTTGGCAATATCCTCCGGCGTACTCGTGCCGGCATCGCGGATAGTTTCAAAGGATTTGCGAGCATTTGCCGCGGCAGTTTTAAGTTGGGCAGTACTAACAACACCGAGGTCAGTGAAGGCGTTTACCACTGCCTCAGATGTTGCGGACGCCTGTGCAGCCTGCTCTTTCATTGCACCGGTAGTGCCCTGAAAAGCGGCTTTCATTTGGCCTTGAAGCTCAGCCATACGCTGAACATCCCCACTCTTGGCAGCTTCTGCATACTGCGCTCGGAGGTCGGCCAGGGCAGCTTTCTTGTCCACTATGGCTGCGGTAGTCTTTTGTGCAGCCGCGTATTCTTTGTCCATTTGCGCCTGGCCAGCGTCAGCCATGGCAAGCGCATCTTTGTATGCCCTGTTGTTATCAACAACAGCCGCAGTATTGTCCTCTATGGTTCCGGTAATTTTCTCAAAGCCTTCACGAGCGGTCTGCGCTCCATCGGCCATACCAGCGAAGGATTCTCGCGCCTTTGCCTCTAGCGCCTCTGCAACTGCACCCAATCCCTCTGTTTCGATCTTGATGCGATCAGCTTCTTCCTTGAAACGCTTGGACATGTCGCCAAACGAAATCTTCGAGAAGAACTCCAGCACCTTCTGGTGTACCAGTGAAACATTCTCTAGCAGCCGTGTGAATGCACCACCAAGAAGATAGACGGCCGTCATCACGCCACTGGCGCCCGCGGACATAATTCCGTATGCGGTCTGGACTATACCGCCGGCTACTGCAGCCTTGTTACCAAAGTCCGTCATTGCTGCACCAGCACGGTCAGCAAAACCACTGACCTTGGCGGTCAGTGCATCCAGATCAAACGAAGCAATGAACTGCTGGACCCATTTAATTCCTGCTTCAAAAGTCTTGGCTATGGAATCACCCAACTTGCCGATGGTGCCATCTGCCACCCAAGCCCGAAAGGTTTCAGCCAACTTGTCGACACCCGACTGCAGAATGGGGAGTACAGGTTTCCCAAGAGCATTGGTGAGAGCCGTCCATGCCTGGTTCAAAGCACTCAGGCTGCCATTAAGGTTAGAGCGCAGAATGTCGCCAAACGACTTCGCACTTCCGCCTGCGTTCTGCAGTTCGGTCTTGAGACCTGTAAGTGCACCCATACCCTGGTTGAGCAGGCTCCGCAATGCAGGGCCAGACTCCAGACCAACGGCATTGATGGCCTTGCTCGCTGCCGGCCCAGCGGCAGCCATCTGTTTGAGCGCTTCTTCAAAGCTATTGGTCGTAATACCTGCGGCGCGAAGCTCCTGTTTGAACTTGCTGGCTGGGTCGGCAAACTGACTCATCATGCTGTTGAGTGCAGTACCTGCCCGGCTCGCATCAATACCAGCATCGGCCAATTTACCGATCATGGCTACAGTGCCTTCAAGGCTGACCCCCAGCGTGCGAGCAATGGGTGCCGTATAACTCAGCGCTTGCCCCAGGCCCTCAACACTGGTGTTGGTTGCATTGGCACCCTTAGCCAGTACATCAGCAACACGAGCAGCATCGCTCCACGCCAAGCCCATGCCCATGACCACCTTGGTCATAATGTCCGACGAAGCAGCTAGATCGAGGTTGCCAGCAGACGCCAAGGCAACCACAGGCGCGAGTGTCTGCATTGCATCTGTTGCTGACAGACCTGCCTTGCCAAGGTTTTCCAACGAACCAGCCGCATCGATCGCAGTAAATGCAGTCCCGGCAATCGCCTTGTCGGCGGCACCTTCCATAGCCTGCATCTCGCCCCTGGTCGCGCCAGTGGCAGCCTGCACCTTCGACATGGCCGCTTCGAGGTCGGCAGCACCTTTGACTACTCCGGCAAACGCATTGATACCGAAGTAGGCCGCGACAGCAACACCTACGGTCTTGATCCGAGCAGACAAGCCATCGATCACCTTGGATGCTTCATCCTTGGCGCCGATAATGATTTGAATGGGTTTGAATGCCATGCCGTTTGCTGCTTTGGTTTGCGCTAAGGTCAGTGCTGCTAACCACAGGGCAAACCACCCCGGAAGGCATGGCCATTCCGGGAGATCTGTTTAGGGGTACTTACAAGACGCCGGGCACGGGACGCCCACCAACATACACGGCTTCGCCATTAGCAGGCTTGAGAACTTCGAGCCCAAACTCCATCTGAGCGAAGTCGGTACTGGAGCCCTCGGTGATAATGGGCAACTCACCATCGGGAGTGAGTACTACCGAAGGGAAGTACATATCGCGGTTCGCGCCCACAGCGTTATCAGGCACGATGCGCAGTCGCCCCTTTAGCTCGGAAACACCGCCGGACTTGATCAGCTCGTAGACGCCTGCCACGGGCGTGTATGCCAGCTTGACCTTGGTCTTGTCTGCGATGGCACCACCCACGGTGATCTGGATGCGGCCAAGCTTGGGGTCTGCTTCGTAGTCGGTGCCCAGCTCATACGTGGTCAATCCGTCTTCGCTCTTGACTGCCAGGCCAGTGACATCGCGCACGCCGATGGGGTTCTCTGCCGTCTGTCCGAGCTGGTAGAAGTAACCTTGGCTGACCATGACTACTTCGTCCGCAACTGGCGTCGCTTGCTGCGCAATGCGCGTCAGCGAGCCGGACAGGTAGCGGGCATAATTCTCGCCCGAGAAGTTGTCGCAGGTCAGCTTGCCCGAGCGCTCCACCTTGATCGGCACAGTCTTATCCTTTTGCGCAATGCCGGTGCGACTGTCGTAGTGGTCTGCCTTGTCAGCGCTGATGCTGATGTTGGCCTCCGGGCAATTGCCCATCGGGAACTCTCCGGCGTAGCCGCCCTCGGGCAACTCCAAATCAAAAAATACTTCCCCGCGCGGCATCAGCAGCTGGGTTTCTTCACGCTTGAAAGCCATGGTGGGCTCCTCTATCGTTTGCCGCTATAGATCGCGGCTGTTTGGAAATACATTGACAGGCCGAAAACGCCGTCATCAATACCTTCTGCAGGCTCTGTGCTCTGGTACGCCAGTTGCATCCACTGGCGGCCCCCGGCAGGCTGAGGCGACCAACCATGCAGCCCAGACATAACCTCTGCAAAGCAGCGATCGAGCAGACCTGCGGCAATCGGTGCACGCTTGGTGCGCAGCTCAATCCACCAGCCCAAATTGACCGCTGCGGCCACCTTGGAGACCGGCCCCATGGGCGTACCGGCCAAGCGCACGATGATCAGCACCCTGCCTTGTGCGGCCTTGCGGTCGCCGTCCTCGCTCCAGCCCTTGACCTCGGTTCTCAGGTCGGGCTGTAGCGGATCGAGCAAAGCCCGCAAGCGCTCAACAATCACTGGCTCCAGAGCCAACATCACTCACCCCCCTTGATCAGCTGCAAGCGCACAAAGCCGTCGCCATCGGGCTCGGCGCTCTCGACGCTGTAGAGCTGGCCACCGATGACGATCTCGTCGTCACGCTCCAACTCCCCTAACTTCTCAACAGAGCCAACGCACACAGGCGCACGTCCGTCGATCACGCTGCCATAGCCTTCGCGGAAGGGCGTCTCGAACATCACGCCAAACGGTTCGCCAGCCCCGATGCGTGCAATGGCGTTCGACAATGTCTGCAGCACTGCAGCATTGGTCTGCTCCATCAGGTCAGCAAAAGGGGCAAGCGCTTGCGTCATGGGATTAGCCGTTGAGCTGCACCTGCGCCGTTGCAACGCCCGCGTCTGCGGGGTAGGCCGCATAGCCCGCTGGCGTGTTGCTGGTCGAGGTTTTGGTGATCAGGCCCTCAGCATTGAGGTACACCAGATCACCCTGGGTAAGAGCGTCGCCCTCCACCTTGGGCAGCGTGGCCACACCACTGACGCGCAAAGCGCCCTGCTCGTTGGCAGCCAGTGACTTGACCACCACGCCTACGCGCTTGCCAATGGCAACCGCAGTACCGCCCGCTACCGGGGCCGAGGGGGTGTAGTCCAGTACATCCCCCACTTGCACGAAATTCTTCATGGATCTCTCCTATCAAAGGATGCGCCCGGCGCTAGCCAGGCACGGTTGGGGATTACTGGCCGGGGTTCTTGGCCAACGCGCGGAAGTCCAGCGGCGACACGCCAGCATCGATGCGCACCTTGAACTCAGTGCCGTCCACATGCCAGCCCTGCTTTTGCTCCAGGTAAGGCGTTTGGTTGCCGTCCAGGTAGTTCACCTCCACGGTGTCAAACATGTTCTGGTCGGCAGCGCCGTACCAAGCCTTTTTGCTGGCCTTGTCCAAGCGAGCATCCGAAACCACCTCAAAGGTATCGCGGACGATATTGGGGATGGTGTTGTTTTTGGCCGTCGCGCCGACTGCGAACTCCGAAGCACGCACCACATTGGCAGTTCCGCGCAGCGAGACAGGCACCAGGAGGTACTTCATGCCGATGTTCGTGACATGGCCGTCACGTGTCTCTTGCAGCGCCATGGCCGCTTGCATGGCCTCCACGCTATCGGTGCTGATGCCAGCTGCTGTCAGCAGGTTTTTATGATCGGCGTGGAACAGCGTCTTGCCGTCCTCATCCATCAGTGGCTCACCGGTCAACAGCGCATACACCATGTCACCAACGGTGCGGATGGCAGCGCGCCCCATGGCGCGGGGGATAGCAGTAAAGGCGCCCAAATCGTCATTGATGATGGCCTGGCGGGTGATAGAGAACAACTTGCCGTAAGTAGCCAGTGCCACCTTTTGACCGCCTTCACCGATGGTTCCGTACTTGTATTCCGCACCTTCGGCCACCTTGTCCAGACCAGCAAATGCACCCAGTGATACACGCTTGGATTCACGGAAGTCGGTCAAGGTGCCTGCACGCGTCCACAACTGGAAAGTCTCGGCTGCCTCTTCGTAGCCCTGCATCAGGGAGCGACGCGCCACATCGGAGAGCAGTAGCGGGAAATCGCTGGTAGCGTGTGTAAACGCGCTGCCCACCACCGCCATCTTGTCGCCAGAACCCAGGCCAGCGCGGCCTGCTGATGCACGGGCCAGCTCCATCAACGTATAGCCACGGAAGGGGTTGGCAGCGTCTTGCTTGACCATGCCTGCGCGGGCCAGCAACGCCTGAGTTTGTGCCTGGCGGTGTTTATCCGCCTCATCCTGCAACACCACCACATTGCCCGCAACAGAGCTGGCACCTTGCGCCATGTGGGCCAGCAGCTTTTGGCCGGCGGCAACGGCGGTGATAGTCACATCGTCCTCGCAGCTGCGCTGCAAGGCAACCACGCCTTCTTGCGCAGCAAATGGCGCAAACTGCGCGGCAATCGACTGGCGGCGTTCAGTATCTTCGCGCAAGGCTGCGGCACGAATGGCTGCAGCATCTGGCACAGCAGCCGCGGCAGGAGCGGCGGCTGCGACAGGAGTCTGCACCGCCTGGTTTTCGGTCTTATCCATGGATGGTTCCTTGGGTTGTTTCACGGCGGTGGCCGCACGAGGTTGCGCTACAGCGACCGGATGGCGGCTGTAGCGGGCTTGCGCTGCCTCGCGCACATGGGCGGAGGCGGCAATGGGGAGTGGGTCGGAGATTTCGTCAATCAGGCCGTTGGCCAGGGCTTCTTCGGCGGTGAAGTAATGGTCTTTGCCATCGGCGAGCCAGGCCTTGATGTCGGCTTCGGCCACACCTTTAGCCACAAAGCTAGATACCAATGCCACGCTGGTCTGATCCAGCAAATCAGCGGCACCCCGCAGGTAAATTGCATTTCCACTAACGCCGATTAGAGGTGCATGCACCATCATCAGGGCATTAGCGGCCATACGACGCTTGTCACCCGCCTGTGCAATCAAACTACTGATACTGTATGCACACCCATCTACCTCGGTAATCACATGAGCCTTGTGCCTCTTGATGGCGTTGTGAATGGCAACGCCATCCGTCACACTGCCGCCGTAGCTATTGATGCGCACTGTTAGTTCAGTTACATCCAGCGCCGCGATATCGCGCACAAAGTCCTTTGCGGCTATGGTTTCATCCCACCAGCTTTCACCAATGTCGCCATAGATCATCACCTCAGCAGCGCTTTGCACACCCGATGCAGCAGCAGCCACGGCAGTTTTTTGCCGGATGTTGTACCAAGGTGCAGTGTGTGCAGCAGACATTTAATGAGCCCATTGATTGCAATGGGATCTAGTCTCAACAAACGCTTGTGAAATGAATACCGCAGAAATTTCACTTTCTGCTCAAGCCTAATCGGCGGCGGGTGCATCCTTCTTGTTTTTGGTTGCCGAATCGTCTCCGCTATCGCTGCCGCCGTCATTGCTGGCCAAAGCTCCACCGCCAGTCATGCTGGCAGCGTTGCTGGTAAAGCGCAGACCACGCCGCGCTGCATCTTTACGCCACTGCTCGGTCTGGTCCATCACGTCGCGCGGGTTCTGCCCACGCTTGCGGATGGCCTCTACCTCGCTTGCAAAACCAGCTTGCACCAACTTTTCCATGGCAACCGCTTCTTTGTAGGGATCGATCCAAGGCATGGCCTGTCCGATGTAGAGCGCGTCGTCGCTGTTTTCAAGCGGCACTTCCTTGGGGCAACGCACTACACCAGACAAATGGGCCGCGCGCACAAAGGCCTCCCAAACGGGTTGCACCAGCATGCCCACAAACTCATCAGCCAGCACGGCATAGTGCACCCATTGCTCCACCAACTCTTGCCGCTGCGCGCTGTAGGTGCCGTCGTAGTCGCGGCTGATGCTGCTGTAGCTGGCTCCCATGCCTGCTGCCACTGCCTTGAGCTGACCTGCACGCCATGCAACCAGGTTAGGGTTGGGTCGCTTGGTGTCAATCATGCCGATTTCTTCGCCCACCTGTAGGGTGTCAATAATCATCCCGGGCATCATTTCCAACTCGCGATGAGGACGTTTGTCTTCATCATCGTCCCCGTTGACCTTTGGCACATCGTTGCCAGTAAACGCCTCGGTGCGCTTCACATAGGCCGTCAGGCTGGCGGCCACCTTGGCGGCAATACGTTCGCTTTCCTCAAAGTCCTTCAGATCCTCCAGGCGCGTTATGACGCTGGACAGTTCACTCATGCCACGGTACTGATGCAAGCGGTCAATCGTGGCTACATGCAACATGCGCTCGGCGGGAATGGTCTTGGTCGCCAGCTGGTAGGTTTCGCGCGGGTCGCCCTTGTAGCAGTGGTAGGCCACGGGCTGGCCCCATGCATTGCACTGGATACCCTGGCGCAGATTGCGCTCAGGATCGGTCAAGTCCAGCGGGATGAAGTCGGGTTCCATCATCTCCAGCGAGAAAGGCACCGACGTGGAGTGGCGCAGGTAATCCACCGGACCACTCAGCATCTGACCAAAGGCCTCACCGTCTCGCAGCCAGGTGTAGGCAGTTAAGCGCTGCAACATGCCCCAGTGGTAGCGACGCGTTACTTCAGGGCGCCGCTGCCACAGAGCCCATGCACTACGCAACTGCGCGGCATAGTCTTCGTGCACCTCGCCATTGGTCATGCGCGGTTGCGGCTCTACACCGATGCCCGCAGCGCCCACCACGTTGTTTACCAACACGCGTAAGGCGCCGCGCACAATGTCATGGTTACGCTCCAGATCACGCGCCTGCGCGCGGATTGAGCCAGCGCTAGCTTGGATGCTGGTGTTGATGGAAGCGTTGCTGTTGTGTGATATGCGCTGCTTACTGGGCCGGGCGGCCTCATAGTGGGCCAGCACATGGCGACTATGGGCGCGCTGCATCGCCCAACGCGGGCTGATGCTGGCAATGGTTTGTTCGATCCAATTCATAGACGGCGCCCGAATGTAGCCACAGCAAAGCCTTTGCCGCCGATGCTGGGTGAGCCTGCGCCTTCTTCGGCTTGGACTTTCTTCTCCCATTCCTGCCGACCCTTGCGGATTTCGGACAGGTCAGCGCGACTGACGGTACGGCCATTGAAGGTAATGCTCTGGCCGGACAGCACCGCAGACTCTGCCTGCAGGTACTTAGCCAGCATCTCGGTGGCGTTGCTCATGTGTTGATCCTTGCTCTACTGCCCGCGCGGGCTATGTATCGCGCTGAGCGTATACGCACGCTTATGAAATGCGTACCGCAAAAATTTCAATTACTGCGCTGCCTTGCAATCTGGTAGATGCGCCTGGGGGTAAGCCCATACTTTCGCGTCAACGCAGGCAGGCTTGCCGGACCGCAGAATTCGCGGCGTATTGCTTCATCCCTCGCCCGACGCCCGCTGCTGGGAACCGGGATATAGCACCAGGCGCCCCCAAGGCGACTGCGCATCCCTTGCACCAACTCTGCCGCTCGGGTCGAAGCTTCGCTGGCGGTGTAACCCATGTCATCGCGCAGTATGTTTGCGAACTCCGACTCCAACTGCACAGCAATGTCTTCATTTTTACCTGGAGTGATTCTTTTGCGAATGGTGGTTTCTGTCATCTGCGGTTGATCCAGCCTTGGCTGGCAAATCGGTTACCGCGTGAGGAAGCACGCTGTGGTGTGGTCTCAGGTTTTGTTGGGCTGGGAGCCCTACCCTCTGCGGGGCTGGTGGGGACGGAGGCGCTCGCCTCTGCGGAGCGTTTGCTATATGTGATGCGGTCAGCGATAAGCTGCCAATCTGCCCGGCGCAAGCGGTGCAGGCGCAGTTCGGGGTGGTGGGCCGCAGCGAAGCTGTAGTTCCAGGTGTCCAGCGGCTCATTGCGCGCACCGCCGCGGGCTTTCTCAAAGCGATTCTTGGCGGGGTTGAATGTCTCTGACACCAGGCCCTGAAAATAGCTCAGCTCCAGATCTGCGCTGAAATGGGTCTGCCGATCCTCGGGCAGCTTGTCCGCATCCACCGACAGACGGCCATACAGCCAGTGTTTGCCGGCCACCGTGCCCACGGTGTAGAGCATCACGCCCTTTTTGTCCACGCGGCCATTGCGCATCACGTCCACCGCCTTGCTCTTGCTGAGCAGCGGAGCATTGTTGGGCACCGCGCCAAAGATGGCCATTGGCCGACGGATGCGGCGCTCGGCCACGTAGGCCTTGACATATTCGCCCCGGTGGCCACCGGTGTCGATCGCGGTGGCCTCGACATGCAGCATGGCGCCGCTGGCGTGTTCGATGGGCCGATTGAGCAGATCGGTCAGCGATGCCCACACCGCGCCGTCGGCGGGATCGCCGGGCAACTCCACATAGTCGAGTGTCCAGAAAGCCATACCCGCGCCCCAGCCAGTGATGTGCACAGCCAGGCGATTGTCCTGTGTATCCACGCCGGCTGTGATTACCAGCACCCCTGCCGGCGCCGCGCGCAGCGCGTAGGGCTCGGCCCGGTCGGCAATGGCGTTATGCCGCACCGAGCGCATGGCAGCGTCTTCCCAGGGCTCGGCCAGCCGGTCATTGACGAAGGTCTTCATGCGGGCCGGGTCGCCCTGCACCTCACGCCAACGCTCTGCCAGCTCGATCCAGCGCGGGCCCATGCCGAACTGGTAGTACAGACAGTTGATGTGGTAGCCCCTAATCTTGGCGCTCGGGTTCTCGGCCACCCATTCGCCCGCGGCGATCATTGCCGTTTTGTGGTGCTCTTCTATGTGCGCGCCGCAGTCATTGCACACATACCAAACCTCTGTGCATGCAGTGTTCCAGTGCAGTCCAGACCATTGCAAATGCTGGCTGTGGCCGCAGTGCGGGCACGGCACGTGGTAGCGCCGCTGGTCGCTGGCGTTCCACTTCGCCTCGATGCGCGAGAGCCCCTTGATCTGTGGCGTGCTGATGTAAAGCTTTTGGCTGGTGGCCGGGAAGGCGCTGGTACGTCCGTCCAGCATTTCCAGCGGATCGTCACCGCCGGTGAGGTTGTTGGCAAACTCGTCGGCCTCATCGACGATCAACTTGCGCACCGTGGTCGACTTCAGGCGTGAGGGGCTGCCCGCGTGCTCCAGATACAGCTGGCCGCCCGCAAAGTCCTTGAATGTGCGGGTGTTCGCGCTGTCGCGGCTGGCCACGCTGGCCAGGGCGTTTTTCATGGCCGGCGTTTCATCCAGCGCCGGGTTGAGCTTTTGCGCCACCCACTTGTTCATGCTCACTTCGGACGGCAGGCAAACCATGATAGGGCACGGGTCCTCATCCATCGTGTACCCCAGGGCATTGATGGCCACCTCGGTTTTGCCGAACTGGATGGGGAACATCAGCGCCACTTCGCGCGCGCCTCCTTTGGCGCTCATGCAGTCCATGGGCTCGCGCAGCGGCGGGTTGCGGTCGGTGCGCCACTTGCCGGCCAGCGCGCTGCCCTTGGCCGAGAGGCGCCGCTCTGCATCGGCCCACTCGCTCACTGTGCGGCGCTTGCGCGGCGCCAGGGCCCGCGCCATGCTCAGCAGTGGCTGCGCAGCAGATGCGTATCCATCAAGCCGCATGCCCGCTCCACTCCTGCGCGGCCTTGGCGATGCGGGCGGCCAGCTCGCCACGCAACTCTTCGGCGTAATCTTGAAGCGCATTGCGAATCGCCAGTTCATCGCGCCCCACCAGTTGCGGTGCCAGGGTGGGTGCCATGGCATCAAGCCCGGCGCCCAGTAAGGCTGCAGCGTCGGCAAAGGCGCTCTTGGCCTCGGCCACCTCGATCAGCTCACCAGCCTCCCTGCGGTATTCGTTCTCTTCGCGTGCCGCTGCGAAGTGCTCGCGCTTGGCCTTGCTCGACTGGAAATCGTAGCCACCGGCGAGGCCTTCGGCATCCTGAGCTCCGGCACCACCCGCCAACTCGTCGTCGGCGTCATCGTCAGGCAACTGCGTCATGCCAGCGCCACGCGCAGCGGCATGGCGCGCCACCACCCCGGCCTTGCTGGGGTCCTTGGTGTCCTGCACCCGTTGCATGCTCGCGCGCAGCCATACGCGCTTGCTGCCATCATCAGCCGGCACCAGGCGCCCTTCCTTGCGGAGCTGGTAGGCGTAGGTGCGCTTGCAACCCAGGGCCTGCGACAGGTCGGCCAGGCTCACCAGTTTGTCATCGGTGGTGTTGCTCATACGCCTGCGGCCTCCCGGAAGCGGAAGCGAATGCGCCGGTCCAGGTAGCTTTCGAGCTGGGCCTTTTGCACGACCTTGTCCATCGACAGGCGCGACGAATAGCTTGGCGCACGCACAAACATCAGCACCGGCCGGATGTTGGAGCCATGCGTGCCAGATGCCGCCCAGATGCCCGGGGCCAGGTGGCCGCTCTTGGCGTCGCCGCGCATGCGGCCGTAGGCCACAAAGTAGCGCCTGCCCTCGGCTTTCTTGCCGCCGCGGTGGAGATTGCCGCGCACCTTGTCCGTCATGTTGGCGCGGTAGCCCTGCTCGCCAAATGCACGCATGTACGACAGCAGCTGCGTGATGAACGCGCCCTTGATGTTGCCGAACTGGTCGACGCTGCCAGGAAACGGGTCCTCGGGGATCACAGTCTGGTAACCGTTGGGAAGAATGCCCACGCGCCGTAGCGCCACCTCAGAGCGCTTGTCGCGGCGCCGGCCGCCGAACTCTTGCGCCTGCAAAACCCGTTGGGGATCGATGCCCTTGCCGCCGTAGTAGGTCGGCTCGATGGTGACCGACAGCCGCTCAGCGGTAGCCATCTTTACGCGCACGCTTTTCTGGATGTAGGGCGTGACCTGGTTGAACACCTCGCCGAACTCCTTTTGCATGGCAGCGCGCCCTGCAAAACCCACATCGTTGAGCGCTTTGGCATACGCACGCGCTGCGCCACCACGGCTCAAGCCCAGCAGGGTCGCCAGCACTTCATCAGCGCCCGTCATGCGCGCATCAAACCGCATTGCCATCATTACCCCCCTTTGCACACTCAGAACGCGCCACGCGGGCAAGCAAGCCGTTTTCTCCGATCAGGCTACCCACACCCCCATCTACAAACTGCTGATCGCCTGTGAGCGTGATTTGCATGCCCCGCAAACCAGGGAACAGCCCTTGCTTTTGCAAGCTGGCAACCGTGGCAGCCAGGGACGGCCACTCACTAACCAGCTGCCGGAAGTCCGCCGCATTGCTTTCCGTACAACGCACCCTCGCTTGCTTCTCTCTTTCCATAACAGTCCTTTTTTCTTTGTGCGGTATGTGGGGTACGGGTGTGCGGTATGCGGCGCAAGCAAAACTGCATGGACAGTGGCGTGTGCGGTATGTGCGGTATGTGCGGTATCCGTGCACCCATGCACATGCGCACGCCTGCATGTGTATGTGTGTGCGGGTGTGTGCGCATGGGGTCGGACGCCAGATACCACACATACCGCACAATCATTAAAAATCAATGACTTAATACCGCACAACATACCGCACGGCATACCGCACATACCGCACAGAACAGGGCGAACGGGGGCCACGCGCATCACATCACCTTCCCGATGAAGTCGCGCACTGCGCGGTTGAACACATCGATGCGCTCGCTGAGCCATTCCTTTTCCACCGCGCCCACAGGCAGCTCGTGTCCGCCGCGGAAGTAGCTCACCGCCACCGGCCCGCGCTCGCGCAGTGAAAAGCCTTCGCTGTCTGTAACGGTGTAGCGCTTGCGATCCACCAGCACCTGATGCTTACGCTTGAGGTCTGCGGCAAAGCGCGGCTGGGCCAGTGCCTTGAGCCCTGTGCGGGCACACCATGCTTTGTAGAGCTCGTACAAATCGCTGCTGAGCATGGGCGACAAAAGCTTAGGCTCGCGCAAACCGGGGAAGCCGTCGATATCGCCGTCCTCAAACGCCTGCACAAACTTGCTGGGCGAATCCTTGGATAGGTCGATCAGGTCTCGCTTGGCCTCGGTCATCGGCGGCAGCGTGCCATCGTTGAAGTCTCCCAGGTCCAGGTGCAGCAAAAAGTCGTACAACGCCTGCACGCCGCCATTGGCGATCTCGTGCTTGAGCCCGGCGTAGAAATCCTGCGGCAACTTGGCCGGCGTCCAGATAACCGCATGGCGCCGGTCATCGGCTTCCAATACAACCGGAAGCGTCTCGTTGGACAGAAACACCAGGTTGGCGTGGTTCTGCTCGTCGTGCGCCGCTTTGTTCTTGGGGTTGATGCGTATCTTTTCGCCCGAGATGATCGTCTTAAGCTTGTTCTTGACGTGGTACAACTCGGCCCGCGCAACCACCTCATCAGCAATCAAGAACAGCTTGCGCATCGCCCAATCGTTGAATTGGCTCTCGATGGCGTTCTGGTCGATCACCCCACCATAGCGGCCATAGATGCGCATCACCGCCTCGAAAAACATGTTCTTGCCGGTGCCCTGGGGACCGTGCACAACGATAGTGGTTTTCATCTTGGCGCCCGGATGCTGCAGCGGGTACGCCAGCCAGCGCAGCACCCAGGTAAAGAGCTCCTGCGCATTCTTTTCCTCGCCGCACATGTACTCAAGCAGCTGCACCAGATGGTCGCACTTGCCCGCCTTGGGCTGCATGGGCCAGCCACCCCACAGGTTGCATTTGACTGCGGGGTCCGAGCCAGCCGGGTCGAAGCCCACATCCTCTTCTCGCACCACGCTCTTGTCGGGGTGGTCCTGCCAGGTGCGGTGCAGATCCTTACCGATGCACAAATTGCGCATGTCCACCATGGACACCAGAATGTGTTCCTGGTGATCAAACACCACGTCACCCAACCCGTACACCAGCGAATAGCGTTCAAGCAACTCATCCAGTGCGCTGATGGCTGTCAGATCCACCAGCTTCTCCCCCGCCCCCCGGCGTGGTGTGCGAGGCGCTGCGCTCGGAGCCCGCCAGTTCAACTCCAGCAGGCGGGCCTCGATCTGGCTGCGCACGGCTACAAGGCCCTCGGCCAGGTGCAGGTCGTTGAAATCGTTGGCCTTGCGGCCCTTAGTTATCCAAGCGATGCGAACGGCTGCCGGGTCTGCAAAGCGTGGAGCTATCCAAGCGCCGCTCACCTGCAGCGCTGCTGCGCTGGCGCAGCTTACGCCGGCATTAACTGCCTTATGCGGATGGCCACATACCTCGCACTCCTGTCCATCGGGCAGCCAAACCGGGGCCTTGCACAAGACTGTTCGCCCGGCTTCTATGGTTTTGCTTTCTTCGATAGCCTGGCATTTCTGGGTGTTGTCGTCGTCGGCCAGCACCAGGATCTTGACGCCCTTGTAGCGCTTGGCCAACGCAGCGCAAACCGGCGCTAGGTTGTTCGCGTCAAACGCCACGGCCGTGGCAATACCCGTCGCTTCGTAGGCACTGGCGCAGGTGGCATAGCCTTCGCCCACCAGCAACAGGCCCTGCGGAACGCCGCCGATCAGGTGGAAGTGGCCTTGCTTGACCAGGCCAGCCGGCCAGTATTCTTTTTCACGCCGCTCTTGGCCATCGGGAGATAGCACATCGCGCCCGCGAATGATCTGCAGGCCATGCACATTGCCCAGGGCATCGCACATCGGAATCACCATCGCGCCCTGGGGCGAGTAGCGCACGCCGTGGCCACCGATGCCCTTGCGGCTCAAGTACTCGCTGCTGCCCTGCTCGACCGCCGCCTTCCAGGCTCGGCTGGCCCGCTTCGCCGCGCGCTCTGCGTTAGCCCGGCGCGCGGCCTCTGCCCGGCGCTTATCTTGGGCTAGGCGCTCGCGCATGGCCGCCTGCTGTTCGCGGCTGAGGGTATTTTTTTTCAGCTCGACCTTTTGCGCGTTATTCTCTGCACCTCTCCATACGCCATAGCTACCAACCAGCACATCGGTGCCGTTGTCGAGCCGCAGCTCGTGCAGCATGTACCAGCCCTTGCGCTCACGGCCCTCGCCATCAACACGGCAACGTCGGAGCCTCCCGGTCTCCAGGCTGTCCACCTGCAGGCCAAACACCTGCAGTTGGCCCAACACATCATCGTAGTTGGCAGCCATGTCAGTAACTTTCAGGCCCACTGACTACCCAGGCGATGAGGCGCGAATTACCCTCATCGCCAAGAGCGGGGGAGTACCTTTTGCTGGTTCGCGTCTCGCGCTCCGATGCCGTTGTTACTGACACATGCGCGTGCATGCAGCCCTTCCCATACACCATGGGGGCCGGGGTTTGGAGGTGGTTCATAGTCTTGTAGTGCTTCGGTGCGGGTGTCTGGTCCGCCCTGCTTGTGGGATAGAAAGGCCCCACCACCCCTGCATGCGCAAAGGGCACAACTTCCTTTGTGCCTATGGCAGTTGCGCTGACTAAGACGCGTGCAGGGTGAGACATCCCTGCGCCCGCGCATGCATTGATCTGGAGTGGTGGGAAGAAACTCATGCGGCCAGTCGCTCTCTGTTACTGGTCCGCAAAGTGCTTGGGCGCCTTGCGCATACGGCGGCGCACCATAGCCACGGTGTGGCCAACCACGGCAATGAAGCGGCTGGCCATCTCATCTACCGCCCGCACCTGATTGGCCGTGCAATGTGGGCCATTGCCCAATGCCTGGCCCACGTAGTTCATAAAGTCGCCCTGCGCTATACCGAACTCGGCCATGGCCTGCACTGGATCACCTTCACTCTGGTCTGGTACAGCAGGGATGACCGTGTAGCCCAGGCGCGCTGCTATCGCTTGCAACAGTGCTGGGTTATCAGATAGTTCCATCATCTCCACCGCCTCACGCAATGTCAGGTGGTGGCTGTTGTTGTTGGGGTTCACTTTGTTCAGCAGGGTGCCGGGCACCACGCCCATGCGGACAGCCAAAGCAGACACACCGCCCAGATAGCCATGGGCGGTCTGGTACGCAACATCCAAGATGTCTTGGCCCGCAATGTGGGGCACATCGTCATCGCCAACATATGACGCGCGGCGGTTGATGCCCATACTTAGAGGCATGAACCGCCCCCAACTACCAACCACACTGCCACGCCAGTTACCACTGAAACAGCCCAAAGGACTAGGCCAAGTGCTACACATGCGCGCGGATCAGCGCGGCCTGTATCCACATCCACAACAAGCGCAAAAATCGCTAGGCCGATATATGCCAACAGGCCATGGAGCAAAGCCATGAACTCACGCATTGCAGCTCCCGGTATAGGTGCCCGCCCAACGTTGGCATACGATGGCAGCTCCTACACAACTACCAAAGAGAACGAGCATGAAAAACCAATTCCCAGCCAACGCCGAAACCATGAATGCCATCGTCAGCGGCATGGGGGCGTTAGCCCTCAGCATGGCGTACGCGCTAGAGCCAGAACAACGCGCCAAAATGGCCGAAGCCATAGCGCGACTGACCAAACAAGCCGAAGAACAAGGCAATACGACGTTAGAAACTCTGCTCATGGACATGCACCGCGTCATTCGGTAACTACAAAAGCGCGTTTTGTAGACCAGTTGGCAAAATGTTGTTCAAGCGCGGTATCTGCAGCGACGATGGGCGTGGAGTGGGTACGGAGCTTTTCCAAAGCTGCCATGGGCACCACGCCACCGACGATAAACAGCTTTCGAGCTACCCAGTGCGCGAACTTTTGGATCCGAATTGGATTACGCATTGACAGCCTCCTTAATGCTGCTGTCCTGCTGCAGCTCATCAATGACAAATTTGAGCGGCGAAGCATCCAATTGGAGAGTGCATCCCGCGTCAGCCAGATCGCGGTAGCCCGCCTCTACCAGCGCGGATGCATCGGCAGCGGACAGACGCAAACGAACGACCTCACCGTTTTCGGCCTCAAACGACACGCACCACCAACCGGTTTTGCGCATGGGGCTCACACCGCGCAAGAGAACGGGGGTGTAGTACTGCAGGTGGCCAGAGCTACCTGTGTTTTTTGGTTGTGCGCTTTCAACCATGACCCATCTCCTTTTGCTCAGGGGTGGGCGAAAGCGTGGGCAAGACTGCATCCAGCTTTTCGAGCGTGCGAATTCCTGGGTTTGGAATTAGCCCCCTCATGAATTGCGATAGCCACGAATGACTGACACCCGCCCTCTTAGCGATGTCTGGCCATTCACCTTTTTGAGCCTCGAGGCGACTACGGATTGCAGTGTCAAATTTCGTAGACATGCCCCATCTTAGCAATGTTTTGCTAAAACATCAAGCAACACTTTGCTAGCAAAGTTATGCAAACTTAAAGCATGAAAACCAGTCCACTTAACCAGGCATTAGCTGACAACTTGGCCTATCACATGGAAAAGCGCGGGCTCACTCAGATGGCGCTTGCAAAGAAATGTGGGATTGGCCAGACAACAATCAGCCTTTACTTGAACCCTGAGCGAAGAAAGCAGGGGAAAGATGCGAAGCCAGGGTCTGCAAAACTTACAGAAGTGGAAATGCTCGCCAATGCTCTGGATGTAGAGCCATGGGAGCTAGTGCGACCGCTTGATGGAATACAGCGTCTGGTGTACGAGAGAATCGAAGAGGCCTACAAAGCTTTGAGCAAGCAGCCTCTCACCAGCAACCCATCAAAACAGCAACAGCCTACGGCCGAGGCGAACGAGAAGGCAAAGAAACAGCACGCTTAAAGACAACCGCCAATTACAGCGGTTTGTGGCTACTGGACTTCTTTTTGATGAGAGACCAACGAAGTATCTATCATGAGCTTTCTGAGCAAGCTTCCTTGATAAGGCTCGCCAAATAGCAACAGATGAGCGCAGCAGCAATACAACGCAGCTAACTCACCAAGCTGAACAGCAGAAGGGCATGTTGCCCCTGTCTCCCAGGCAGAAACCGATTGCCTAGCCACATTCAGGAACTCAGCCACCTCAGCCTGAGAGAAGCCAAGTTTCTTGCGCTCTTCGCGCAAACGTGCCCCAAATAGCTGCCTGCGATCTTCAATCATTTGCCTTCTCCGTGCTTGTTGAAAAACTGTGTTTATATACAGTATTCCACATAGCCAGATGGCTTGCAACCGCAATTTTGGCTGGCATGCAAGCTGCACTGGCACTTCACCAAAAGTTGTAGCAGACAAGCTCAAGCCTACCTAACGATCTATTTTTCTAGCAAAGTTTTGCTTGCATGATTAGCAATACTTTGCTAAATTTATCCCATCGCAGCAAACAACGCGAAACGACCGAAGGGGTAGCGATCCGGCCCCTGAACCGACTCGATGCAAGAGGAAGGTCTAGCTCCAGTGGAGCGCAGTGGGAGTTGCAGAACGCGATGGGTGTGAAGTCATCGAGCCAGCACCTCAAGCTCATGCAGCCAGCACGGCTGGGTAAACACAGGGCACCGCAGGCGGTAGCGGGATAGAAAAGATCGTCGTGCGCTGTAGTCAGTACTGCTCTGCCCCCGGATGGGATCAGCAACAGGAACATCAAAGGTCACGCAAAGTCCAGACCCTGGGGCTGAATACGGGGGTGAGGCAAACGGGGTGCCAAGAAAAGAAACGCCCTGCGCTCTATGCGCTGACAGTCCGCAAAGACACGGACAAACAAAATCGCCGACCAATGGCCGACTTGCACCCGTAAGGTGCAGCCATCTGGTGAGCACCTCGCGGCATTTCACCCATCACTTGATGAAAAACAGCCCCTTCGTCGCAAGGTGCTCACCAGATGGCCTGCAGTGGCGCGCCACATGTCGCATGAAGACCCTAGTTCGCGGCATCCAAGGAAAGCTACTTAACGGTAGCTTTTTTTAGTTTAAGACTCAACAAATACTCTTTTGGAGATCAATATGAAGCCTTCCGTCATCTACTGCGCCCCACAAGGCAGCGGCAAAACTGCAAACCAGCAAGCGTTGCTAGAACGCTTTGGCCTCGAACAGGTTATCGACAATTGGGTCGGCCAGCGCATCCCCGACACAGGGACTCTGGCCTTGACACACCTTGTGCCCAGCTTGGCAGCCTTTAACTTGTCGATACGTAGCATGGATCTGACGATTATTGTTGAAGGTTGGGGAAAAAGCGCAATGTCTTCAATGAACGTTAAGCCAGCCACGACTGGGCTGACCAACCTTCAACTTCGGGCTGCTATCCGCGACACACAGAACGCACTCAGATTGAGCCACCTCGGCACGTCAGGATTAGCGGAGAAAACTAAGTGCCAGCTTGAAGATCATTTGACCAGTTTGATCGCCATTGAAGCCAGCCGCGCCAACGCTGACCAGAAGCCAATTAGCATTCAGCCCGATTAAAACCATGCCCACAAACCAAAAGCCTAGTAGCAACATCACTTCATTGCCCACTTCGCGCCAAGATGGGGCAGACCTCGACTACCAGCTCAGCAACCACCAGTTGCGCACAGCGATCATGAATACAGTCAACTGCCTACGCCCAAGCCTAGGAATTGGAAGCAGCATGTTGCCGCCAGAAACTACCAATCTTCTGAATCAACACTTGGCCGAACTGCAAGCCATCGAGCGCGAGCGCGCACGCATCGTGCTTTCGCCTACGGCGTAGTCATCTTTGGCCCCATCGTCCATAATGCCCTGTAGATACAACTGATTACGGGTGTTTTGGGATGAGGTACATAGTCAAATGCTTAGCCGCCTGGGTATTGATACTTTTTGCTGGCAGCACTCCTGCCCAAGTGAAGTGCACCATGCCAAATGGTAAGACTATCACTCTGCAGAATGCGCAGCGTTGCGCTTCTGACGCTACAAAATGGGAGACGCTTGATGGCCAAGACATAACCCCGCGCGGTGCACCCAAACCATCTGCGGAGTTACCGGCACCAACAGCCTCACCCAAGCAGCGCGAAACGTATGTGGTGCAACCAAAAGCACCAACACCGGAAATTGACACCAATCTGGCCGCCATCAACATTTGCCAGAAAATCGAACGCGATCTGAAATTGAGTTGTATGGTGCAAAAGTTCAACGACACCTTGCGAATCATGCCGGCCATCAAAGTATGGTGGCCTGGCGAGTCGGACAAGGCCCCTGGCCTGTGCCATGCAATTGCAACCATTGCCAGAAATGACACAGGCAATGCTTTTGACCCATTGTGGACTGTAAAAATCCAGTCCAAGCATTCAATCGATATCGCTTTAGCGTCATGCCCTATTAGGCAATAAGGACCAACATGCATCAGATTTCAAGATTGATAGCTGCTTGCGTATCATTGGTTTGCGCTGGCAGTGCCTTTGCAGTCAGTCGGTGCGATAGCGGGGGCCGTGTCACTTATCAAGATGGCCCCTGCGGATCTGGCAGCGCAGCGCGCTCGGTAGACACCCGCCCTGCATCTGGCTATGGGTACGGGCCACGACCGCACAACGGGCACTACGGCTACCACCGGCCAGCACGCTCATATCGCCAACCAAGCTACGGCCAAGAGGCATGGCGCTACCGCTCCCCAGCAGTAAATCCTTACAGCAGCAAAAACGGCCCCTGCCCGCTGAGCCACGAAGTGCACAACGCGGCAGTCTCAGCAAGCAGCATTGGCCTGACCCCATACGAGCGCGCCAGGCAGCAGGACAATGTGCGGATGATGGAGACCTGCAGATGAGCGAGATCTCAGAGCCAAATAAAGCAGCCCAATACTGTTATGTTTGTGCCCAGGTGGTAAAGGATCTCAAGGCCCACAAACTAAAGGCTCACACACCCTCCAAGGAATCTGAGCGTATAGGACCTATTGAGGCCAAGAACAAATTGATTCTGGAAAAGGCCCGTGAGACGTATTTGCGCACACAGATACTTTGCAGTGGATGTAAGAAACATATTGCCCTCAGTGATGTCCTTAAGCACTTCAAAGAGCAACACGCCGGCATTCCCAGCCCCGATATGCAAGATATCTTCAACATGGCGGACCCAATGCAGCACCTCAAACCAGCAAAAGCTAAAGTCAATACGCCAAAGCTACCCCGCCAACCACGAGGTGATGATGTTTTTGACAGAAACTTGGTCGTGAGCGGCGGAGCATATGGCCTAGGAAAAAATCGCAAACACTAACCCTTCTACTCTAACCAAGCCCACCACCCGGTGGGCTTTCTCGTTTCTGGAGCCCCGCAAATGATCCCCAGCAAACACCCCAAGTGCTGTCACCCCACAAAGGGGCTGAGCGATGACAACTTTCGCTACCAGCGCTGGTTTGATACCGACATCCGCAGGCGCTTCGCCCAGGAACGCGAAGACCTGCAGCGCCCACATTTCAAGCTGGTGGCATACGGCCCCAAGCCAACTGTGAAACCGGCTGCCAAGCAAGCCCAGGCCCGCTAGAACACTCCCTCCGCGCTGTAACTGCATTGCAGCCAGCGCGTTTGCCGCCAGCACACTCCAGCGCCCACACGCTTGCGAAGCGGCACTTTTACAACCCACTGGCCCGCCCATCACCTGATGCGCGGGCCGCTTTCATTGGAGCATCGCCATGCCCCGTTTTCTTGTACGCGTGGGTGAGCTGGAGTTCACCAGCAAAGCCCCCACCGGCTCCCTCGCAATCGTAGAGGCCTTGACGCATTTCACAGGCGCCACCGGCAAGGTCTCTGTCAAACGCCTGAATCTGCAGCATGCCCCATGATCGACACACCACAGCACCAACACCGACGGCGCGCCAGTAGCGGGCCGCGACCATTTTCTCAGACCAGCAAGGCCAACGCCCATACCGTGCCGACGGCGCGCGGGAAGATGCCAATACTCACCCCAGCCGAAAGAGCAGCGCGCAACCAGCCACGCGAGAGCAATGTAATTGCGTTTCCCGTTGACGAGCAGAACTCCTACGCCGGAACTGAGCTGCTGCAGAACCCAGGCATACCAGCGGCGCGCTTCGCTGCATATACCCTCCCCAGCCGTTCAGGCGACTGGCTCTACTACCCAGACGGCCAGGTGATGCCTTTCCCTAGCAGCGCAGCAGATCAAGCAACACAGGCCGCCATCAAAGCAGGCGAGCCATTGCCAAAACCTTAGCAGTCAGCGAAGGCATCGCTAGCTGGCGCACCCGATTTCCCAACCCGCACTAACCAAGAAGGAGTGCACCATGACAGCAGTAGACAGCACCGCAGCCGCCACCGACGTGGGCGAATTCATTACCGATCTGGACGGCGGACAGTTTGACCGCATGCTCTCCATCGCCTTGAGCCAAGTGGCCGCAGGCGTGGTGGACAACAAGCGCGTGGGCGAGGTGAACATCAAATTCCACATCGAGCATATCCCAGGCACGAGCCAGATCAACCTGAAGCACACGCTCAAATTCGCCCGCCCTACCGCTGACGGCAAGGCAGGCGAAGAAGCCACACGCACCACAGTGCTGCATGTCGGCAAATTCGGCAAGCTGACCTTGATGCCCGAAAACCAACTCAAGATGTTCGACAAGGCAACGGCCTAAGCCCCACGCCACATCCGTCGCGATCACTCCAACTTTCTGCCCGCCAGGCACACCGCCGGGGGGCATTTTTTATCGGAAGCAAATATGACACCCGAGAACACCGTGAATCAAGAGTTCGCAAATGCCACACTGGAGCAGTTCGGTATGCCCTCTGGAGCATGTGGCCAGATCCTGAGCCAGAACACTAATATCGAGCAGGCTAACGCCGCTCTGGCGAAGGCCACCAACAGCTCAGCCAAGGTCGTGGCAGTACAGGATGACTTTAAGGTCGAAGGCCTTGAGGCATATGCCCCATTCCGCCGTCGCCCCAAGGGCACCATGAGCACTCAGGTGATTCGCTCCTTTGCGGCCTATACCGAAAAGCACCAGGGCGAAGGCACCACCGTGTTTGTGGATGCTGACCACCTGCGCGCCACGGCTGTGCTTGATTTTGGCGATGCGAGCAACCCCGGCCACTGCGACAACCTCTGCAGCCTCACCCTGCGCACAACTGCGGCCTACGATGCACTGCTGCATGCCACTACCCGCAAATTGAGCCAGCGCGACTTTGCAGAATGGATCGAAAACTGGGCACCCCAGATTTCCATGGGCAGCAAGGCTGACGAAATGCCTTTGCATAAGGCACTGGCAGCGGTGCGCAACATCACTATCGAAAGCGCCGCCAGCGCACAGCACAAGGAAGAATCGCTCAGTTCTAGCCGCAGCGCCTTTGAAAGCGTCAAAGCCAAGAGCGATGAAGCCATCCCTACGGCACTCCTCTTCAGTTGCCGCCCAGCTCCTGAGTTGACCGAGCGGACGTACATCACACGCATCAGCGTCATTACCAGCGAGGCAAAGCCGCTGTTTCAGCTCAACATCATCGCACTGGAAACCCACCGCGAAGAGGCGGCCGAGGAAATGAGTGGACTGATCCGCCAGCAGATCCCCGAGGCTATCCCGGTGCTGATGGGCAGCTACTGCAAGCGATAAATCAACCCACCATCAATCAGACAGCCACCAGCGCATAGATTGAGCGCTCGGTGGCTTTTCTACTGGAGCAACATTATGGACCACAGTATCCGCCGCCGCACTATCCACCAATCGCCAGTGCTACCACAACAAAAGCAGTTGGCCAACATCCAGTTGCACACCTACGAAGTCATCACCGTTCCCGTCAACGTGCGGCCCGAAGATGTAGACATGCTGGCCGAGGCCAAGCGCCTGCCTCGCACCAGAATCAAGTCTGTCAGCGCAGATGCTGCCCGCAAAACCGCCATTCATGTGTTGCGCGACCGCGTGCACGATGTGTACCGTGTTGACTAGGTGGCAGCATGAGCACACCCCACCTCACTGAGGCATCCACCAAGCTGTTCGCACATTTACCCCGCCAGCCAATCGAGAAAGGGGCAGGATGCTTTACCTACTCCCAAGGCTGGCAACCCAGTAGCGATAGCCAGTTTGGCTTCTACATAGGCAGCACCAATGCCTACTCTAGCCACGTCTATATGGTACTAGAAGCAATCAATCGCGCAGAAGTGACATTTCACCTGCCAATCGAATTGCTACTACCTCTGGCGCGCGCCCTGGTAGATGCCCATCACCACCTCGCAATGCCGCCAAACGCGGCCAACTCAGAATGACCCAACTCCGCATCATCGGCCTGACGGGCCTGGAAGGCGCAGGCAAGGATAGCGCCGCTGAGATTCTGCTCCGGCATCGCATTGCATTTCCAGTGGCGTTTGCCGACTCATTGCGCCAGGAAGTCTCACGCAGCTTTACTGTTGACATGCACGAGTTGACATGCAGAGCCACCAAAGAGCTGCCGAGCGAATTGCTTGCTCTTTGGCGTAGCACGGATCTCAGCTTTGTCAGTGCGGTACTGGCCTCTCATCCTGAGACCGACCCGAACGAGCCACAGAGCCCACGCCAAATCATGCGCTGGTGGGGCACTGAGTACCGCCGCGCACAAGATCCAGAGTACTGGATCAAGGCCATGCGTGAGCGTATCGCCTGGGCTGATGGCATTCCACTGCCCGCACCAGCCATCGTGATCACTGATGTGCGCTTCGGGAACGAGGCTGATCTGATCCGCGAGATGGGAGGTCAAATTTGGCGCATCCACCGCCCAGGCCATGCCATCGCATCCAACCATGTGAGCACCGTGAGCGGCAAGGAATTCGCCCCCGATCAGACCGTGATCAACAGTGGCACCCTGGAAGAACTTGAACGCGCCGTGTTGCAGCACTGGTCACATGCACCTCTGTATTGGAGATAGCAATGAATATCGTCATGAATCGCGCACAGCGCCGAGCAGAAAGGAAAGGCCGCAAAGGAACGCAGGACCTCGCATTGAAGAAAGTCGCGGGCTCCTGCGCCCTATTTGCTCAGCTCGCAATGTGCAGAGGATACGGCGCTGGCCCAATCATCGGCGATACCACCAACATCCACCAGAGTGCAGAAAATGCACTTTCCCGCTCAATCATCAATGTTCGCGCAGCATTGTAACGTCTGATGGATGGCGTCTCAACGGAGATCGACGATCCGCTGATCGTTTCCGAGGCGCTTGGAGTGGCCTCTATTCGCGCTATCGATATTGGTGGCCCAGATGCCGCCAAAAATCCTCTGCTTGAAGCATTGCAGAATGGACAAAGAGCCTTGCAGTCAGTCAAAACACGACATGAACGCTTCGGCAAGCTTGAAGTCATTTCCGCAGAAACAGAGCGTCTGAAATACGCGGTCGACCTCTATGTCGACGTGATCCAGAGCAGCACCCCGCAGCAAATGGAAGACGCCATGAAGACTCGTCTTCGGATGCGCGACATGGCCAGGGCAGGAAAGCTTGTTAGCTGACCAAAAGAACCCGCGTCCCATCCTTGGCAACTAGCGCATTGCTCTCTCCGACTACGAGCTTGACGCCGTGGAACTCGTGGAAGTCATT